TGGCAAGTAGAAAGCGTTTGCGTCCGGTCGCCGCTCCGGTGGACCCCTTCGTTACCCCGGCTAACCCTGGTCCCGAGCAGAGCAACCAGACATGGGATGGGCTCCTGCAACTGTCCAACTCTCTGCTTCAGGCAGACCAAGCCTACAGGACAGCAGAAGAGAAGAAGGAGCGAGATGCTCGGATTGAAGCAGCAGAGGGGAGGCGGCTTAAAACTCAAGCAAGAGTAGATGCCCCGGCTGCGCTAGAGGCACTAGCCAACGTAGATCCTGCCGTCACGAAAAGATATCTAGCAGGAGAGGCGACGGAAGACGACCGCAATTCGGTCATTGCTGCGTTCCATAACGCAGGTGTAGATGAGCCCAACAACCCGGAGCTAGTTTTTGGCATCCGACGCCGTCAGGTTGAGCTTCTGCCGTCTGACGGAAACTATGAGTCTTGGATGATGGACCCGGAGTTCCAGGACGAGCTTCGTCAGCTACCCGAGTCTGCGAGACAGCCTCGCCTTAACGAAAGAAAGAGCGAGTGGCTGGCACAACAAAACGTGGGGCAGGACCTTATGCCGGTCTTGACTGGTCAACTTAAAAACTACGACGACCAAATCAATAAGGCTCTACACACAATTAAGGTCAAGCAGTTTGATGCGCTTAAGACTGAGACTCTGACCAAAGAAGCGGGGCTGGTTGTAGAGGCTATCATCGGCGATGACGATGAAAAGGAAGCTGAGATTCTAAAAAGAGCTAAGGCGTATCGAGCCTCTCTGAGTGCTGCCGACAAGGAGAAGAGCGACGCGCAATACAAGAAACTTTTGCGTGAGCGCCTAGAGTTGGAGATTCACGACCACGGACTCACTGAAGAGCAAGCCGATAATATTATTCTTGAACTGGCAAATAACAAGCTACTGTCAGAAGCAGACTCACTTGAGTTGCACGTTACTGTGGACGCCCTTCTCTACCGTAAGAATCAGCGCACAAAAGATACTAGCTCTTTGTCGGTGGCCAACCAAGTCGCTGCTGCTATGTATGCGGATGCCCTAAGAAACTTAGAGCTACAGCAGAAAAGACCGCTGACGAACGAGGAGATCACAAACACGATTCAATCCCAATTTGGCGAGATTCAGGAGCACTACAGAAGCAACGGTTTTCCCAAAGTCTTGGCCGCTTCCGCGCAGGAGTTAGCACTGAAAAATGCTTTCAGCCTTCGGGAGTCCAAGATCACAGATGATCCGGTAACGCTAGTAAATATACAGCGCAGATTAGCTAGGGCCGACACTGATCTTCCTAGCTTTTTGCGTGCTGCGCTGCTTGATAAGAAAATAACTAACTCCACTTATATGCGGTATTCGGGTCAGCTTCAGGCATCGCTGGCTCCCGAAAGGGCTGTATCAGTAGTTCGCCAGCATATGTCTGGCGTGAGCCTGCCTCCTGGGGTTGACAGTAACGACATCTCTTCACGCTTGGTTACTACGTGGCAGACCACTGTTGGAGAGTGGGCAGATAAAACTCAGGCGATAGACAGAGAGAGGAAGGAGCTAGTAAGGCAGGCAGTCATGGCGCAGACGCCAGAGCAGCGCACTGATAACCCTGAATACTGGCTGAAGCAGGGCGCTGCTGGGGCCTCTGGGGCTTTGACGAGGATTGCTCAAGTGTCTCTCGGCACTGACATCATGGAAGCCGCCGAAGCAGTAGGCTTAGACGCTGCACAGGAAACGCTGTCTTATATCTTCGGCACCATGACCGACGCTGAGAAGCTAGACATGCGTATGATGCCGGAAGATCAGCAGCAGCAACTGCTAACGAAGCGTCTGCATCAACTAAAAGACTATAGCCAGAAGAAGGCTATTGCTAACCACTTTAATTCTCTGACCCAAGACGCCTCAATGCGTAGGGATTTGGAGGAACAAGTGGAGGATACCACTACAGCCTACACGGGGTCTTTACGTCAAGTGGCGACGAGGTCGTTCCGTCAGGTGTTCCCCGAAGCGCGCAGGGCTCTGCATTCAAACACCAGCTATAAGGAGTCTTGGTTGTATGGGCCAGGACTTCACGCGGCTATGGCGATGACCACCAAGTTTGAGGATACGAAGGAGAACGAACCTATCGAATCTCGGCTGTATCCAGGTGGACGGGGCACTACCTCCGCTGGAAGGAGTCAGCAAAAGATTGGTCACTACGCAATGACTCGGGCTCTGCTGGCAAGCGCAGAGGCCCACGATACAAACGGTGCACTGATATTGTTTGAAGAGTATGACGATGTAAACTCTGCCAAGAAATACCTGAATGCTCACTTCTTGAACTACGGCGTCCCGCTGCAAAGCATTATCAACAATAAGCATTTAGGCCACGACCTCAAGGACATCACGTTCTCCTACAACTCTAGTCCTTACTTTGATAGTAGGGAGCAGTTAACTGCTAACATATCAAGGCGGGAAGATGGAACCTGGAAAGTGTCAGATACTGTCCGTCAAGTGATGGATGTGCTTAAGATTGATCCCTCCGATGAGGGCATCGAAAAGTTCTATGGGGCACAGAAAGCACTGACCCTACCTAAAGATCACCCTCTATACACGCAGTTTAAACTGAATCGTGGTATTGATGTAGAATACCTGCGAACCTCTGAGGACGGCACGGAAGTGTTGTTTAGGGAGGGCCGAGTCTCCATGGATCTTTTGAATAGCCGAGTTCTGAGGGCCAAGTAATGAGCGAATACAGCAGTTTTCTGGATGAACTGGATGAAATCCGCCGCAAGAGGCGGCTAGAAGAGGATGAGCAGCGCAGGCGGGAGAACGAGCAGGAGGCTGAAAGCGGCGCACCAGACTTCTTGAAGTGGTGGCTTCCTCGGGGAGTGGCTGGCGCAGCAGCGGGGGTAGCAAACCTTTTCGGCGCGGACATCCAAGATAACTTTGGACTTGGCAAGTCAACTGGTGCTCTCTCTGGTTTCTTGGAGGGGACGACACAGTTTTTGGCTGGCTTCTTGCCTGGAACTTGGGGGGTTGGTCACCTTTCTAAAGCCACTGGAGTGATGAAGGGGACAGGGTATCTCGCCACTATGGGGCGAGGGGCTACTGCGGGGGCTGTTGCGGACTTCTTCGTATTCGATGGAAACGACGCCCGTCTATCCAACTTGATTCAAGACTTTCCGGAGTTGGAGAACCCTCTGACAGCTTTCTTGGCAGCAGATGAGGAAGACGATGAACTGCTGGGCCGCATGAAGAACACCCTAGAAGGTGGTCTTGTAGGCGGCGCACTAGAAAGCGTCATGTATATGTTTCGTGCCATGCGTCGCTTTAACAAGGCGAGCCGAGAGGGCGATCAAGCTGGTATGGATGAGGCTGTTGAGGATATTGGCAACAATGCCGATGATGCCCTGAACAGCCCAGAGAACCCTGACCTGGAAGACATGGTGGATTCGGGTCGGAATGGTGGAGGTCCGACCGATGCTGCTCGGGAAGCTGAAGCGGACATGGATGGCGTATTGCCCCGCCAGGATCCTGAAGCCGAGCCAGAGATCACCGACAACCCCAGGGACATTGCCAACCCAAGCGATGTAGACCCCGCTGGTGGGGATGTCTGGGTGGTAGATACAGAAGACCCTGCTGGACTGATGCGGGGCTACTCTAGTCTTGAGAATGTAGCTCAAGTCCCCGGCACTAGGTTGGGCCTTTTTCAACTCAAGCCCCTCAAGGATATCAAGGTTGCTAAGGGCAACACCGCCGCCAAGCTGGGCATCCGTAAGCAGCGGGGCATGAGCGATGCGGCTTGGCTAGAGCAGCAGAAGAACATGCTGAGGGCCGAGGGCTACGATGTCCTGATGATCCGTGACCACGGCAAGACGGTGGCTCACGTTCTCAACGAAGATGCGATTATGAAGCGCATCGAGATTAGCCCTACGTCTAAGTATATGCAGCGCAAGTCCCGGCAAGTCGCAGAGGGGCAGCGAGATCCTCAGGGTGCGCGGGTGATGTCCAGCCCGCTAGAGAGAACTCGGGATCAAGCTCGGGTTGGGAACCAAGAGGACTTGGAAAAGGCGGCGGACGCCCTGCTTAGCCGACAGCGAGAAACCTCAGCAGAAGCCCGCTACGCAGACCTGGGCGTTGAAGGTGCAGAAGATGTCACAGATGACACCATTGCGGGACTCTTAAATATTCGAGTTCAAACTTCTGCGGATAATGCCCACACTGCTGCTGCGTTGATCGACACGCTGCGTCTCCGAGAATTGGCGGGAGAGCAGGGTGTGGTAACGCACAACGATCTCGTCCAGTCGGTGGCTAAATCGGAGTTGCCCCGGCAGTTGGGCCTAGACCCAAACACCGTAGCTAACGAGCTTTGGAACTTCCACGGCCAGAACGTCAAGAAGGCTTACCGAGAAGCCATGGCGGCTCGGCTCGTTATGGATCACTTGGCCGGTCAAATCAAAAAGCTGGCTCAAGATGTAGTCAGTAAGTCTAAAGACCTGTCCGTCAGGCAAGTGGGCACTCTGACAAGTGATGCTGCACTTCCTTTGGATGAGGTGTCTAACCTTCTGCTTAAGCAGATTGATGCGTATCAGGCACTTGCTATTGCATACGGCAAGGTGCGGGGAGAGATGGGCCGAGGACTGAACTCCTTTGGCATCTCGACTGATAGGTTTCTCTCCAACGAGATCGCAAAGAATGTCTTGGATCGTGGTGGCCGCACGGGCATGGTGAAGATGGCCCGAGCAATTGCTGACCTAGACAACCTACAGATTGCACAGATGGCTTCAAGGAACACTTTGCAGCCGCTCATGGACAGGCTGACTCCTTACTATATGTTCAGCCTTCTCAGCAAGCCTGCAACGCTGACCACTAACATCATTGGAACCAGCATGATGGGCATCTTTGCCCCTCTGGAGCGTGCGGCAGGGGCTTGGCTTCAGTCGATCTTCCGCAGCAACCCGGAGGCAAAGGCAGGTATGTCTCGATACATCCTGCAAAACACTAGCAATGCGCGGACCCGTGCCGAGCTTCTGTCAGACTTGGCGCTCTTCCGGGACACCAGCGCAGCTAACAGTATCCGTGAAGCGGCCAGCCGTTCCGGTGAGTCGGGGCGCAGTGTGTTGACTGGCCGAGCTTCGGCCATGCGCGAGTCCGATAGCCGACTGCTAGGCCGAGTCCCAGAAGATGGGGAGGGGTTGTTTCGGCAGGCGATGGCAAAACTCATCGGACTGCCTGGACGCATCATGGCTAGTTCCGACGAAGCTATGAAGCAGGTGTTCTACAAGGCTGAAATTGAGTCGCACTTGCGTCGTGTTGCCGAAACGGAACTTGGTCTTAGCGGCTCGACTCTTGAGACTTGGGTCCACAGTAAGACCCACCGATTCCTGATCGAAGGGGAGGCTCTAACTGAGAAGTCTCTGCGCGCAGATGTCGAGCGTCAGATTGATCCCGATGCTTACATCGACCCCCAGATCCGCCAGGATGAGGTGAACGCCCGCGTGGCACGGCGGATGGCGGATGCGGATCAGATCCGCCCCGGCCCCCGCATCGAGAATATCCCCGTCCCCCTAGCTCCGGGGGAAACCATGGCAACCATCGGCGAGCGGGCGATGCGCTTGGCAGAGACGCAGACGTTTACCCGCAGCCTGGAGGAAGGCGACGGCTTCTTGGCCAAGGCGGGTTCTCAGTTGATGGGGCTGGCTGAAGCATACCCCGTGGTTCGTCTGGTTGCTCCGTTCATCCGCACCCCGATGAACATCTTGATTGAGACGAACAAGCGACTGCCCATCCCGGTAGTCAATAAGAATGTGACGCAGGCGTTGGCACTGATGACCAACAAGCTCACTCAGTCGGTGGGGTTTGAGATCCCCGCTCTTAAGAAGATGGGCGCTGAGTTGGAAGCCAAGCTACGTAGTGCAGACGAAGCGGTCGCAGCAGAGACAGCGGGTCAACTCATGGTAGCTAGCAGTCTAGCCATGACTGCCTACGCACTGGCGGGATCCGGCGTCATCACTGGCCGTGGGCCGCAAGATCCCGAGGCTCAAAAGGCTCTGCGTCAGACTGGTTGGCAACCGTATTCTCTACGTAGCGGCAACACGTATATCAGCTTCCAACGGCTGGACCCCTTCGGGGGAATGCTGGGATTCGTGGGAGACATGGGTGACCTGACTAGATATGGAAGCCCCGATCAGGATCTCTCGGATCTGGCATTTGCCAGTGTTCTATCAGTGATGCGGAACATCTCCGACAAGAGCTACATTAGTGGACTTGTCGATGTTGCTGGTGCCGTCAAGGATCCTGATCGCTACATGCAGAAGGTGGGCCAACGGTTGTCGGGTGCGCTGCTGGTTCCCAACGTAGTTGCAGGTATCGAGCAGATTACTGACCCCACTCTCAAAGAAGCATACGGATTGCTAGATGCGGCGCAGCGTCGAGTCCCTGTCCTGAGCAGCAACATGGACAAGCAACGCAACTTCATCGGTGAGCCGTTGACTCGCAAGATGATGAGCAAGGGCTACGCCACTGCTGCGGCTTGGTGGGACTTCATCATGCCGCTCTCCATCAATACGGTTAGCAGCAACGTCATCGAGCAGGAGATCAACACACTCATGTATCCGATGAACGAGCCGGACCCGACTCGCTTCGGCGTGGACCTCCGAGACTACTTCAATGACAACGACCAGTCAGCATACGACAGATGGCAGGAGTTGACGAGTCAGATTTCTATTGGTGGCCGTAAGCTGCGGCCATCCCTGGAGCGTCTGATTAAGTCGCAAAAGTATCAGTCGCTTCCCACTGAGAGCTTTAGAGAATCAGGATTCACTAGCCCCCGTGTGCTGGAGATCCGCAAGATTGTCAACCGCTACCGGAGGCAGGCGCAGAAGATGCTGCTGAAGGAGTTTCCTCAGCTTAAGGAGGACACCGGGCAACGGCGTCTGATTGTAGAGCGGCAGCGGCGCGGTGCCTCTGCTGAAGAGATTATGAACTTGATGGGCCGTTAACCCCAAACCCCTGAGATAACCAAACATGGCAACCCCTACATATAGCGGACTGAGCTATACCTTCTACAACGGAGACGGCTCGACCACCAACTTCGGGACTCTCTTCAACTACATCGAGGAGAGCCACATCACTGTCACGGTCGATGGGACAGCCCAAGACCAGGGCACTGACTATGAGGTTCTGAACGAGGCCATCGTCTTTACCACGGCTCCCCCTAGTGGTGATGAGGTCCGCATCCGCCGGGTCACCCCCCGTCAATACAGTGCCCGAGCAGTGGACTTCAAGTCCTTCGGGGCCATCACTGAGACGGAGATGGATCTCAACCAGAAGCAAGTCTGGTATCTGATTCAGGAAGCTCTGGAAGAGGATGACGGCGGGGACATCAACCCGAACGCTGAGTATCTCCAGTGGGATGCTACGGCTGGCGTGTGGACTGCTGTTCGCGGTGGGTCTAACCAGCGGATCGCTAATGTGGATGCGCCGGACACCGGGACTGATGCGGCGACCAAGGCTTACGTGGATGACATCGCAGAGTTTGGGGTTGCTGGGGTTCCCCAAAGCTGGGAGTTCACCGGCACGGGATCCACGGGTGACTTCACGCTGACTGGTGGTGCCTACCTAAACGCCAACTATCTGGTGGTTGCCATCGAGGGCGTAGTGCAGCGCCCGATCACTGACTTTAATGTGATCGCTGGTAGTGCCAACAGCACCTTGAGTTTTGGCGCGAACTTCCCGGCTAGTGGGACAGTCATCAGTGTCCAGAACTTTGGCAAGGCTAGGTTCCTGAACACCCTGCTTCTCAGTGAGAACTCGGTGGGCAGCTTCGAGATCAAGACGGACGGGGTGACTGCTGCCAACCTTGCGGATGATGCAGTGGACACTGCGGCCCTTCAGGACTCTGCGGTGACCACGGCCAAGCTCAACGATCTGGCGGTGACCGAGGGCAAGCTGGCGGATGAGTCGGTGACCTTTGACAAGCTCAAGGAGACCGGATTCATCACGGCACCTGGGGGCAGCTTTGATCGCTACCTGAAGGTGGACAAGGATACCGGGGCTGTCTCGGTGAGCACTGCGTTGGCTGCGGATCTTTCTGACTGGCTGACGGAGTTGGGCAATGTGGCCCTAAACCAGATTGGCGTGCCTACGGGGGCTCTTGACCTCAACAATCAGCGTATCACCAATCTACTGACTCCTTCAGTAGCAGACGATGCGGCCACCAAAGACTACGTAGACACTGTTGTTGGTGCAGGAACCGGGTCTAAGATTGACCTAGTTTATACTGCCTTAGCCTCGGGGACGAGTGTAGGGGCAAATACAGCTTATAACTTGTGGACGGGGGGAACACCAAGCTGGTATGACAGCCAGTATCTCTTCTACACGGTTGTCCTAACCGACATCAGATGGGGAGGCGATGTTAGTAAATACATCTACTCCGAAGTTAGCACTGACGGATCGAGCTACTCTTGGTATTACCGCTTTAGGACGCAGCGCCACAACAGCACAGATTACCCAACGACGGTCAGTTACAAACTATACTTACCAGCAACCTCTGGCCAGAAGCTCTCTATGACAGCAGATCAGGTAGGAGAGGCTAGTGTAAACAACATATCAATCTACGATATTCCAGATTACCACCGATTCTTGTTTGAGTCTCCTGCGTTGTCTTCTGATGTCCGATTCATCGTCTACGGCCACAAGATTTAGTGATAACATGGCAGAGGGCAACGGCTGGGATGAGTATCGCAAGCTCGTGATGACAGAGATCAACCGTCTAACACAGGAGATCCGTCACGAAAGGAACAACGCACGGACAGTGCAGCAATACATGATTGACCGCATGACAGAGGTGGAAAAGGAGATCGCCATGCTCAAGGTCCGTTGTGGTATCTGGGGTCTGATGGGTGGTCTTATCCCCGCCGTCAGTGCCCTTGTCATTTCATCTATCAAGTAGGAGACAGACATGAAGACTCGCAAAGTGGGAGAGGCCAACTACGAGGCAGCAGAGACGGGAACCAAGTATGTTACTTGGGCTACAGACTACAAAGGCAGCGATCTGGAGAAGGGGGCCGTTCAAGTCAGGACTTCTGCGTCTGGTATGGCGT